ATGATTAATAACCCAAAGGTAATAGTGATGGATAGACCTGATGGTAGCGTGGCGGTGGCGGTAACTAATGGCAGCGCGGATTTTCACGACGCCATAATCATGGTGTCCGCAGACAACAAAGGCGGTGATGATATTATTGATGCGAGGGAATCTGCGCTTTTCTATGCGGCAAAAAGGATTATGCAATTAGAAAAAGGAGGCTACAGCCCGCCTCCTGAGGGTAGCCCTGAACCTGTATCAGGAAGAAGTGTATAGGTACGCTGACCAGTCAACAAATGAACACGCAAAGACTGATGCGGATTTCGAGGAAAGTTGGTCCGCTATTGCACTGACCATCCTTCTGACAGATTCAGCTCCGACATCAAAAGACCCAACGTAAGTTCCTGTTGGAAGGTCATAGGTTTTATTGTTTTGATTCACTTCCTTATAAAACCCAATCTTACTCATTTTTTCATACAGCGCATCGTAATGCTCCGAGTTTGCATCATACAACTCTACGCGGACCAGAAAGTTAGCCATGAAATAAATCCTTTTTGACTGTGGAAACACCAGTCTAAGCCCTTCCTTGGCTGTGGAAAGTGAAGGAAATCACGCGCCGGGCGTGACTAAACATCCCGGCAATCATTCAAAGGTCGCTGAGTAAGCGGCCTTTTTTATTAGCAACGTTAACAGAGGTGAGGGATATGCAGTGGGTTAAATGCAGTGAGCAACTACCGCAACCAATGCAAAAGGTTCTGATATTTAATGGTGATGGGATGGAGACAGCATTCTACTCATTGGGTGAGCTTGATCAGGAACAACAGCCTGGATTTGATGCGGGATTTGTTGGTGAAACGGCCTTCCCATCACGCACATTCGGAAACCCTGAATACTTCTTTGCGGCGATTTGCCAGCCATCACACTGGATGCCATTACCTGAACCACCCACCGAGTAATTCCCGATAGCTAATTCCCTGAGTTAGCTATGTGGATACCCTCAATCACCCCTTGATGTTTATTTGCCGCTCGCAGTCAGGGCGGCTTCTTTTTGCCTGGAGGAAATAATGAGTGTGCAGGTTAATACCTATGTACTTTGCGGCGTAAAGTTGCCGTTTAGCGAATGCGATGATGACGCAGCATTCGAAAAGCTTGAACCTTATCTTGATAGCGCTTTTAAAGGCATTCATCACCACAACGGCTTGTGCGTAATTGATGATGGAATGAATGGTAATTACACATTCATTGGTCGTGTACTGGCTAAAACGCAGAATTATGAACACTTCAACGAGCCAGTATCGCCTGACATATCAAATCTTGAAAAGGAGCTCATTGCTAACCTCATTTCAGCGCAGTTCTGCATCGAGAAGCCAGACGTTAAAGTTTGGGTTTTCTCCCATTACCGATAGCCGCCTGAGTGCGGCTTTTTCATATCTGCATCTGAGTAATGGTTAATCAGCCATTAGCCACATGCAAACAATCAATACTGATTTTCATGGCTAGCCGCTGCCACCATTTTCGACGCGGCATAAATCATCGGAGGATATATGTAACAGGTAACGGTGCCGACCGAAAAAAAAACATCCGAGGAATAACTACCGCTCTAAACAGGAGACGCATGCAAAGACTGCTCATCCTGTCTCTGCTGATAACGGTTTGGCTTAACCGCGATTCAGCTCCGAAGCGCAGCCCTTCATGCGGAAGGTGCGGCGCTACATCTACCGGCTTAAGGCGCTCAACAGGCGCAGAGGCACATCGTTTCAGGCGATGGGTAAAAGAGACATAAATCTGATTTAAGCCCGGTCGCCCCTGCCGATTCAGGGGCATTCATACCTCAGTCGCCTCGCCGAGGCGGCTTAGTTATGCAATCACACAATACAAGGAACGCCACGATGACATTAGCTATCAGTGGCGGCGTTATCGTGCGCCGTCCGTTTGACCCTATCAAATCTATCGAATTCTCTCGCCGGAATATTTTAACAGGCGCCGACTTTAAACAACCCCGCCTTAAAAGCTGGCTTGAGCGCCTTGTTGAATTCCTGAACCAAAAGGCAATGCAGCCATGAATACCCCTGTTAAAGACTGGTCAGACGATGCGCTCATTCGCCTGATGAAAGACCTTGACGCACCAGAGAAATTACCTGAGCCAGAAGAGGAGGAATCATGATCCCCGTAACTCCAGCAAGAACACCGGAGCTTAGCCGGCTGAAGCGGAAATACCATGTTATCGAGGCTCTTTACTGGCGCAAGGATGGCAACAAACAAATGAAGCGCCACTGTCTGGATATGGCCCGCGTTGAGCGGATTAACAAGTGCGATTTCCTTGGCGATGAAATGCCATTCTGAGGTGAAAAATGGAAGGAAAAAAAGTTTATGCAGCTATTAGCGGGGTAGCCTCAGCGCTTGCTGAGCAGGGAATCCGCAAAGAAAAGAAACAAGGGAGCCAGGTAAACTATGCATTCCGGGGAATAGATGACATTTACAACGCTCTGGCCCCTGAACTGGTTAAGAATAAGCTCCTAATCCTCCCCCGATATACCGAACGAACCAGCGTCGAACGAACCAGCAAGAACGGCGGAGCGCTTTTTTATATAACCGTGCGCGGGGACTTTGACTTTGTCAGCACGGAAGACGGCAGCATTCATACCGTAACCACCTACGGTGAAGCGATGGACAGCGGTGACAAGGCAACGAACAAGGCCATGTCTATCGCATACAAATACGCAGCATTTCAGGCGTTCTGCATTCCCACTGAAGAAACGGCAATTGATGCTGACGCGGATGTTCATCATGTGACACCGCAGGCCGCTGAGGATGCGCTGAAAGAGTTTGGTGATAAAGCGGCGCTGGCGCAGTCGGTGGCTGAGCTTCAGGCGGCTTACAAGGATGTATGGCCCAAACTCGGCAACTCAAAAGAACATGAGGCCCGGGCGCAGGAAACCTACCGGACTCGCGGCAAAGAACTTCAACAACAAACTCAGGCGGCGTAGATGACAATTTCCGAAAGAACCAAGAGATGCACTGAGTGTGGCTCTCTAATAGTCGAAAGCAAGCGCTGTTCAGAAAAGGAGTGGCAAGCCCGTAGGTTCTGCTGCATCAAATGTAAAAACGCCAGACTAGCGCGATCCAAAATTTTAGACATAAGGTCTCGCCTCGCAAACAAGCAAATCAAGAATGGCGAAGATGATTGCTGGGGCTGGTCTGGCGCAAAAGATAGCAGGGGTTACGGAATACTCTCTAATCGCGACAGATCGAATGCAAACCCGGAAAAGGCTCATCGAGTGAGTTATGAGTTGGCATACGGAATCATACCACTTGGGTTGGTAGTTAGGCACAAATGCGACAACCCGGAATGCACCAACCCGAAGCATCTTGAAACCGGAACACAAAAGCAAAATATGCGTGACTGCTCCATCAGGGGCCGTTTGAACAAACGATCTCGCGAAAACTTAATCAGCGGAGCAAAGGGCTATCACGGCGCTGCTATCGAAAAGAATAAGGTAAATCATGGCTAGCTCAGGCGTAAATAAAGTGATCTTGGTAGGAAGACTTGGTGACGACCCCACTATACGTTATCTCCCTAACGGTGGCGCAGTGGCAAACATGACACTGGCGACGTCCGATTCATGGAGGGACAAACAAACCGGCGAGCAAAAAGAGCAAACCGAATGGCACCGCGTGGTGGTGTTCGGGAAGCTTGCGGAGGTAGCTGGCGAGTACCTGCGGAAAGGCTCGCAGGTTTACATCGAAGGCCAACTGCGTACCCGAAAATGGACCGATCAATCTGGTCAGGAACGCTATACCACCGAGATTAACGTTCCACAAATCGGCGGCGTGATGCAGATGTTAGGCGGACGTCAGGGCGGCGAGCCGTCAGGCGGTCAACAACAATCCCGCAAACCACAACAGCAAAACAAGCAACCACAACGCCAGGCTCAATCCAGCAGTGAACCTCCAATGGATTTTTCGGACGATATCCCCTTCTGATTTAACTCAATAAGGAATTTTCAAATGGTTTCACCTCTTCCCGGGGCGGATTACCTGCGCCCACCTGAAAGCGCTGGCTCTCGTGAAGAGGTGCTGGCGCGCATGAAAAAAGTTATCGACGGATTCAACAGTCAGCAGGAACCGGAGAGCAGGGAAGCTCGCATGGAGCGATATGAACAGCGCCGGTACGAGGCGGCTGTGTGGCTCATGAATCAGCAGGCAGCGACGTTCCCACGCTTCGTTGCCATTGGGCCCCGACAGCCAGCACAGAAACAGGAGCATGTCTGGACTGGTCGGTACGGTCACGTCAGACAGGATTAGAGAGGTAACAATGAGTGACTACGGAGGATCAACAACCCCCACCGCCGAGCGCGACTACTGGCAGACTCCCGTCGAGATATTCAACGCTCTCGATGCTGAGTTTGGCTTCTACCTGGACGCTGCTGCCAGCCAGAGTAACGCGCTATGCGCTCACTATCTCACTGAGCTGGATAACGCGCTGAACAGTGAATGGGTCAGCTACGGGCCAGTTTGGTTAAACCCGCCCTATTCCGATATCACGCCGTGGATACGCAAAGCAGAGGAGCAATGCCGACGACAGGGACAGCCGGTAGTGATGCTTGTTCCTGCGGATATCTCAACGGGATGGTTCAGCCTTGCAATGGAGAGCGTTGACGAAGTACGGCTGGTTACCGGCGGGCGGATTCAGTTTGTACCGGTCAGCAGAACTGGCAAACGACAGTCGAACCCGAAGGGATCACTGTTCCTCATCTGGCGCCCGTACATCCGTCCGCGCGGGCAAATCACTACCGTCTCCAGAGATGAACTGGAGCGGATCGGCAAGGAATACATTGAAGATGTGGAGGCAGCATGAAAGAAATGATTATTGCAAGTCTTTATATCATCGCTGGTTTCCCAGCGTTGGTGGCAATTATGTCCTTCGTTACCTGGAGCAATGCATTTCGCATGCTTGGTACAGGTTATATCGCCCGTATGACGGCCGCCATCTTAATTATGGCGTGGGTTATTTATTTTATACCGGGAGGTGCAAGGTGAGCGCAGAACTAATCGACGCTGCCAACGAGCAGGTTGAACACAATTTGCAGATAGCGCTGGCGAACCGGCGCACATTCAGCAACGCGGTATCGGCTACACACTGCACTGATTGCGGTGATTATATTCCAGAGTTGCGCCGGGTGATGGTGCCAGGCTGTCAGCGCTGCGCCAGTTGTCAGGAAGACAGTGAGCGTCGAGCGAAGCAAAGGGGGATGATGTGATGGATTACAGCAAGCTTAGCGATCAAGAAGTGAATGCGGTGGTGGCGAAAAAAATTGGCATCCAATTTGATGAGGAAGGGCCATGCATATTTGACTCCTCAAATATTGACAGCCCGTACAGTGACGGTGAACCAGTTAGATTTTCATTCGACCCATGCAACAACGCAGCTGACGCGTGGCCGATTATCGAAAGCAATGGCATCTCAATCGTCAAACATGGTCACGGAATGTGGCTGGCGTCTTCCGATGCTTATTGGGTTGATGGCGTTGAATGGCAAATTGGCGGCGAGAACCACCCAAACCCACTACGCGCCGCAATGATTGTATTTCTTTCGATGCAGGAGTCAGCCAATGTTCCAGCTAATACAGCGGGGCCAGATATACGCTGATATGGCGGGTTGGCCGGTAATAATCCACAGCACCACATCAGAAATAGTCCGCTACTGGCGACAGGGCCGGATTAACACAGCTTCAATCGACCGCTTTAACCAGGACTTTGAATATCTCGACTTTCACGAGGCGAGGCGTATTCGTGCCGAACTTGAAGACAGCGAGAACATTAAACACCTCCGCGCTATGCGGGTGGCATGAGGAGAGATTATGAACTTAACGACTAAGCAAATTTATGAACTGGCCTGTTTCGCCGGGCTGATGTGTAGCTCACCAGAGGAATCTCAGATTGATGATGAAACAGAAATCAGCATCGACAATGGCGTGATTCATGGTGACGACGGTCAGGTTGAATATGAAGGACTGCGGGCATGCTGTGCAGATTACCCAGAAGAAGGCTACATCCCGCTTGAAGACTAACACCTGCCAGCCGATTCCCTGAGTCGGCTATCCGGTGCAATGTCGCACCTGACCGAATGAGGACGAAGCTCGTTCCGGTTAAATGGAGAATACCCTCGTTGATTTTGGCCCGCCTCGTGCGGGCTTCTTTTTTTCCTGGAGGATAACCAATGAGCGAAGTGATCCAGCTTGTGCCCAATAAGTGGGTAACCGAGCAAAACCTTATCGCCGTAACAGGCCTGAAGCGTGGGACCATCGAGCGGGCCCGGCGCGAGTCTTGGTTTCTGGGGCGTGAATATTTGCACGTTTCCCCTGACGGTGAACCCAAGCCAAACAGTGAATGCATGTACAACACTGAGGCGATCAATCTCTGGATAGAACAGCAAGCGGCCAAACAGCCTGGTGCCCGGAATTAAATTACAGGGTAACCTAGTCAGGCTCTTGGACGTCGGGAGGGAAGAATGGCATACCCAACAGGCGTAGAGAATCACGGAGGAACACTCCGCATATGGTTCATGTATAAAGGCGTCAGGGTCAGGGAAAGCCTTGGCGCTGTGGACACGCCAAAGAATCGGAAAGTAGCCGGGGAGTTACGCGCATCGGTTTGCTACGCCATTAAGACAGGAAGTTTTAACTATTCAGCGCAGTTTCCGGAGTCTGCAAACCTTCAGCGATTCGGCGAGGATAAGAAAGAAATCAGCGTTATCGAGCTGGCTAAAAAATGGCTAGACCTGAAAAGCATGGAGATAACGACCAACGCTTTGTCGCGGTATAAATCCATCGTCAGGAATATGGTGCCAAGGATTGGTGAGAAGAAAATGGCGTCGGCGGTAAGTCAGGAAGATTTGCTGTTTATAAGGAAGGAGCTTTTGACGGGGTATCACACCCTGAAGAAAGGACAGCGAACGCCGGTAAAAGGACGTTCTGCACGGACGGTGAATAACTACATGATGGTGATGTCATTCATGTTCCAGTTCGCTACCGAAAGTGGGTATATAAAGAAGAACCCGTTTGATGGCATCGACTTTCTGAAGAAGGCGAAGGCCGTTCCGGATCCGCTAACCCGGGATGAGTTCGTCAGACTCATTGATGCCTGTTACAACCAGCAGATAAAGAATTTCTGGTCACTGGCGGTGTATACAGGGATGCGGCATGGAGAGTTGTGTGGACTGGCGTGGGAGGATATCGACCTGAAGGCAGGAACCCTGATGGTAAGAAGGAATCACACATTAACGAAAGAATTCACCCTGCCAAAAACTGATGCAGGTACTGACAGGGTTATTCATCTGATCCAACCGGCTATTGATGTTCTTAAAAGCCAGGCGGAAATGACACGACTCGGTAAGCAGCATCAGGTTGAAGTTAAATTGCGGGAGTATGGCCGGACAACCACTCACCCCTGCACTTTCGTCTTTAACCCCCAGGCTACTGTAACAAACGGGATCGCCGGTCACCATTACGCTGTTGGCTCTGTAGCTCAGAGTTGGGAGTCAGCAATGCGGAGAGCAGGTTTGCGTTACAGGAGAGCATACCAGTCAAGGCATACCTATGCATGCTGGTCGCTAACCGCAGGAGCAAACCCGAACTTCATCGCGGCGCAAATGGGTCACACAAATGCGCAGATGGTGTATCAGGTTTATGGTGCATGGATGTCGGATAACAATTCGGATCAGATTACCATTCTGAACCAGAAATTATCTGACTTTGCCCCACCCATGCCCCAGGCGGTAGGATCGTAG